ACCGGATCTCGCTTATGATTGGACAATTCGGGCTTCTCGCTGGCCTATTCCTTTCACTTCAAGCGGGGACTCGGCCAACTCGAGTCTTTTACACAAGGATGGGATGATAATTGCCCTTTCGCTGGCCTACGCGTTTGATTCGCTAGCCAGGGCAGAGCGAGCAACGCACTGGTGGCGGGTCTATACAAGGATGCTCAACGAGGCTGTGCAGGACGAGAGGGAGAGCCCCGACCGCGTTATTAAGCCGGCAGATCGGTCGGTTGTCTCTGGCGGCGAATACTGGAAAGACCCATTTGTGAGGAGCGTGTAGCATGACATCATTTACTCGAACATGGGATGCTGCATATGAGGCGACTCCTGCGGATGGGGCAGATATCAGTGAGGGCGCACAGAGGATTCGCGATCTAAAGACTGATGTTCAGGAACGAATGGAGGTCGATCACAAGGCAGCCGGTGATACCCATGATGGGACGCATACCAAGTGTACGCTTAAAACGCGGGCAGGTAATCCTAACCAGGATACTGATGCAGGTATCTTGTTCGTTAAAGAAGATGGTAATCGGCGGGAGCTGTACTACGAGTACGACAATACAAATGTCCTCCAGATTACCAAAACCAACGGAACGACTGACCACTATCTGAATGGGCCGATTCCCTATGGAACTGTCGCTCTCTTTGTCCAGGCAGCAGCTCCGACAGGGTGGACAAAGAACGTGGACCAAACCGATCGGGTTCTTCGGATCACAAGTGGAACTGGTGCACTCACTGGAGGTAGCTGGACCTTGAGTGGTGTCTCCGTTGATGGACACGCTGTCACAGTGGCGGAGATGCCATCTCACAACCACGGAGGCGCTACGGGGACTTCCCAAGGCTCGACTACCCCAGCTGGGAGTGGCTCAGCGACAATAGGTGGAACTGGACTTCATGCGCACACGATAGCTTTTCAGGGCGGCGGGGGAACGCATACCCACGGACTCACAATTGGTTCAGCGTGGCGACCGGCCTATCTAGATGCGATAAAGTGCACTTACGATTTGCCATAGATCGGTCTTCAAAATTTGAACTCAAATCTGGAAGCCTCTGCAAAGTGAACTACAAAAACGCCTTTCGATGCGACAAGTGCCCACAGAGCAACGGCAAGAAAGGTTGCCCAGCCTGGTGGGAATTCGATACATTGGAGGGCGTCGAGGAGCGACCAATGCACCGGGAGATGTGTGGTCTCCAGGCAGTTCTACCTTTCTTTCTGAGGCTCTGGCAGAATACGGCAGGAACCCAAGCTGCGGTCGAATCCCATAGGAATGAGGTTGCAAAGCTAGCCCAGGAGGCTCTCCGTGGCAATCAACCCACTTTCATACGAATTCCCGGTGATGCTCGCCAAGAGAGACTCGTTCGAAACGGAACGAGCCTTTCGAGCTTACCAGGATCTCTCCAGGGAGATCCGAAAAATGCAGCAGGTAACTGCTGGCCGGATCAACCAGATATTGGGGGATCAGAGCTGGACATCAGTTAGCTTCTCGAATAGTTGGGTAGACTACGGTTCTAGTTACAACGCTTGTGAATTTAGAAAAGTTGGAGACTTTGTATACCTTCGAGGTCTTATGAAAGACGGGACGGTAACAGCGGGTGCTTTTACTCTACCTGTGAACTATCGTCCCCCAGCTCATCTAATATTCTCTTCTGTAACTAACACAGGACTTGGACGTCTTGATGTTTTCTCTACAGGAGCTGTCGTGTTGCAAAGCGGAGGGAATTCCTATGCATCAGTTAACTGCCTCATCCCTGTGACCTGACATGCCTACTGCCGAAATCTCCGATACAGACTGGCAAGATCAGACCATCCCCGCACTGGTCGATGGCTTCACAACGGAGTTCCGTCCCGACGTTATTAAGGACGGGAATCTTACACGAGCCGACAACGTTTTTTACGACAAGGCTTGGGTGAAGGTTGACACAGGCTTTGCCACGTTCCAAGGAACAGTCGAGGGAATTCCGAGGCTCACCTATCAGTTCTTCAAGACAAATGGGACGAGCGAGCTGATCCTTATTACCGACGCCACGGTGTATAAGCAGGTCAGTGATACGTGGCACTACGTAGCTGGGCTTGGCAACACGACCGCGGCGTCCGGGGAGCCTGCTGAGGAAGACGAGATTGATGTAGTCGACGAGACCGGGTTCTCTGTAGATGATCTTATCGGGATCATTCTTGACGATGGCACGCAGCATCAGACTACCTGCACTGCCGTCGCAGCGAACACTGTCACTATCGACGACGCTATCCCGGCAGGCCGCACAGTTCCACTCGGCTACGCGGTTGTCGCGGCTCCAAACCTTAGTGGCGTAGCCACCGATCAGATATCCATAGCTACGTTGCCTGGCCAGGATTGGGTCGTTTTCGCAAACGGGCAAGACAACGTACAGAGGTATGATGGCACCGATTGTATTGATGTGCCCAACTTGCCGAGCAGTGGCAACACTCAATGCAAAGTCGTAGCGCTGTTTCACAACCATCTACTGCTCATAAACACGGCGGAGGGTGGGACAGCCTATCCACAACGCATTCGATGGTCGGATACCGGAGATCCTGAGAACTGGACAACGGGGAATGCGAGCTACGTGGATCTACTCGACAGCGAGGACTTTCTAACCGCTGCAAGCCCCCTCGGTCCTCATATGATCCTATACAAGGACCGTTCAATCATCAGGCAGGAGTACGTAGGCGAGGCCGACCGGCTCTTCAATTTCGAGACAATGGTGCAGGGCGAAGGTGCCCTGGCGCAGGATGCAGTATCGAATTTGGGCGACTTCCATCTGTTTGTCGGACAGTCGAACATCTATAAGTACCGTGGCAGTTTTGACATAGAGCCAACTGGTGATGAGATTTATACGGAGCTCTTCTCGATATCGGGCAATCTCGACCCGACTCATAAGGGAAAGACGTTCGTCATATATGTTGAAGAAGTCGACGAGGTTTGGGTATTCTTCACCAGCACAGGAGATAGCTACCCTCGAACCATCGCGAAGTACAAGCAGGGTACCGGAGCCTGGGCCTTTCGGCATCTACCCCTGGATATCGTGGGGTTCGGATTTTGGCAAAAGGACACTAGTGTACCTTGGTCTAGTATGGTCGGCTCCTGGGAGGAGCAGAACACCGTTTGGAATGCCCATGCATTCTTGGCGAACTCTCCAACGACGCTTCTCTGCGGAGTAAGTCCGAAGCAAGTCTATGAGTTTGACTACATCCAGACGACTGATAATGGAACTACGATTGACTTCACCCTGGATACAAAGGACTTCACAGATCCTGGATACAAGCTGCTGATCGACAATGTACAGATGGCCACGAAGGGTGCTTTCACCCTGATGTATTCGGAAGACCAAGGGGATACTTGGACAACGTATGATACGGTCGACCAGAGTACGTATCAACGGATCACTCTCTGGACGCAGTTCGAGGCGGAGAGAGTCCGATGGAGGATTACCGGAAGTCAGGCGGGGTTTCGCCTGGGATGGTTCAAATTCGAATGGCAGCGCATGTCTGCCTGGTAGGAGGTAAAGATGGGATTTCTAAGTAGTCTTTTCGGGAGTGCTCCTTCGGCGAAGACGGAGCAGCACCCGCTAATGACCAAAGAGCAGGAGGCGCTCCTTCGGGAGGAGCTCAATAGGCTGCTCACGGGCGAGCAATCGTTGACCGCCCAGAGAGAGGGCTCCGAGTTCCCTGGGGAGCTGTCCGCAGATATGGGGAGTAGCGAACAGGGGATACTCGACCAGTTCTTGCCAACCTCCGGGAATATTCAGCAAGGCAACACTGCGGCGACTAACGCTCTCGTAGGAATGCTCACCGAGGATCCAACTGCCTTCGAGGACTTCTACCGAACGAATGTGAAGGACCCAGCTCTTCGGGAGTTCGAAGAGGACATTGGACCGGCGCTATCGAGGCGCTACGCCAAGAGCGGGTTCTACAGCGGAGAGCGAATCAAATCGGAGGATCGTGCCGGTCGAGAGCTTCTCGACGATCTAATGCAGTCCCGATCGAAGTTGGCCTTTCAGACTCAGGAAAGTGGAAAGGAGCGAGCACTCCGCGCTGCAGGGATTATACCGCAGGTGGGTGCATCGACAGCTCAGTCGCTCCTCGGTCTATTGCAGGGTGCCGGAGTAGAGCGGGACTACGAACAGGGGAAGATCGACCGAGAGTATGAGGACTTTCTCCGAAGGACTGACAAGAACCGAGATCAGGAACTGCAGGAATTGGCCCTTCTCCTCGGAGCTAGACCCTTCGAGAATATCACTGAGCAGAAGGGAGGTAGCACTGGGCTGTTGGGTGGCTTCCTTGGCGGAGCTGGTAAGGGCATTGGGACTACTTTAGGCAGTATGATCCCATTCTGTGATCGTCGCGTGAAGAAGGATATCAGGCAAGTTCGAGTTGATCGAGCTTCGGGCCTCCCAATATACCAGTTCTACTACAAGGCAGATCCGACAGAGACCCTTTACGAGGGACCAATGGCAGATGAGGTTCAGGCGCGGTACCCCGATGCTATTGTGGTGGGCTCAGATGGGATGCTGCGACTCAAGGGCGGGATGGGCATACCGATGCCGCGGGAGGTGCTCTGATGGCTACCGTAGTAAATATTCCGAAGGACACTCGATGGGGTGACATTGGGCAGAGTTTTGGCGAAGGCCTTGGAGGCGGCTATCTGGCGGAGTTCCAAAAAGAGGAGGAACGTCGGAAGCAGCTGCTGATGCTGGAGTGGGATGCTAATATACCTAAGGCTGGGTCAAGGGAGGCCGCTCTCGCAAGTGTGCCCGTACCACATGAGGATGACGAGGATCGCCTGGCTATACAAGAAAGGGTCAACAGGTTCTATCCTCGGGAGGTCCCAGAAAAGCACATTCTTGAGATTCCTAATGAGAAAGATCCGGAAGGGCCCCCCTCCTTTTACATTACCCCGCCTATGCTAGGAGTAAACGCACCTCCCGGTGCATATCCTGCAAGTGAGGCCCCTCTTCGGTTCCAATATCGTGAGGCGGGAATCAAGGAATCGGAGAGTAAGACCAAACGAAGGCAGGGCGACGAGAAGCTTAGACAGGGTGCTAAAGGGCTCGGAGTTCAGAGATACAATGCGCAAACTGGTCGGATGGAACATGTATCGAAGGATTATGAGAGAATGGCCAGCATCGATAGAGCTCAGGAATCTAATGTTGAGGATGAGGCAGCTCGCCGAGCGCAAAATGAAATCGACTGGGCGCAGCTTGATCTAGATACGAAAAAAGCTCAGGATACTGCAGACGCTGCACAGGGTAGTGATCTCTTCGAGAATGCGGAGAAAAGGAACAATGCTTATGTAATATCCAGCGATCTTGCAGGAAGAGCTGATGCTCCTGAATTCGCGGATATCGATAAGAGCCATATCCCTGTACCGGGGAGCGACGAAGCACTTATGCGCGGGCATTTTATTAATAGCACAAGAGGGGATGTGCTCAAAGTCCTTACGGCATCGCAGAGCAAGTGGTTCGCCGGTTTTGGGCAGGCGTTCGCAGTAGAGAATAAGCAACTCTTGCAGGAGGCAATTGCGAGGACCGAGGGCAACATGTTCTTCGGGGTTAATCCAATGCCTGTTGGTCTTGCGATTAGGGAGGCGGATGCCTGGGCTACAGCGAAGGCAGCGAGAATTGAGGCTCTTGGATCTGTAGAAGCTGAAAAGCCTGGGGAGCTAACGACATTTACTGGTAAGAGCACAGAAGGCGCCGAAGATAATCCTTATCAAGTTCCAGCTGAATTCTCTAAAAGTCGGGCGGAGACCCTGGAGTGGATGAAGCATAATGCTGAGACGTTGCGTGGAAAGTATTTTGTGAATCCCGAGACGGGGCAGACAACTCTGCTTCCTGAGGACCTCGAGTAACTCGATATGCCTACGACGAGCACAGATAGGGAATGGGAGTCTCTCTTTGGGGCTGCTCCCGAGGATGCCCCCGAGGATGCTCCAAAGAAACCTGCACAGAAGAAATCCGAGAAGGATCGCGAAAGTGCTGAGTGGGAACGGATCTTCGGGGC